ACCACTTTCCTGCAACTACCGTCGCGGGAGTTGTCACTGTATCAATCCACATGTCGTTGCTACCCGTAGAAACCAGCTTGAAATCGCCAGTACCGACAAGGGGCGTGACTGTATTCCTTGTAAGCGTTCCACCCTGACCAGCCATCCCCGTTGTATTCGTTTCTGCATTACTCTGGTTCGCCGTCAGGAGGTTGGCACCACTACCGCCGATGGACCACGGACTCGGAAATGCCCGTGCTTTTATCTGCATGGCGATAGTTTTCAAGGTAGAGACTGGCGGCGTCCACGTTGCCACGTCCTGCGCGGTATCACTCGCAAGGTAGAGGCCATTGTCGAAGATTGGAGTATTGATAGGATAGACCACACCGTTGCGCGTCTTAGCGGCAGTTCTAGTGAACGTAACAGACTGGCCGGTAAAGTCCACCAATGTGTTGCTCAAAGGCGCGTAGAACAGCGGTGCTAAGTAGTGGATAATCGGATATGCTGAGACGTTACCGGCCTGACTGATTCCGGTGATGGACTGGAGACCCCATTTGTAACCGGACGCAGGATAGCGGACAGCAGCCCCCTCGCGTAAGGGAGACGCAAGCAGCGATAAGGCATAGGGATAGATACCAGACCAACAATCTGAGGTATAGGGAACACCTGAAAAGTACACCGTCTGATAGGAGACCCCTGAGTCAAACGAGATCGCCACCACATCATGCCAAAGACAGGCCGACATGTCCAGACTGTCACCTGATACTGTGATCTTCTGGACTCCCAACCCGAGCCGTACCATGCCCACGATGGATGAATAGGGGACGTGGTACTGCCCGCCAAGTTCCTGTACCTTTTCGATGTCCACCTTATTGGCGACAACGGTAAAGGTGGAGCCTGTGGAATACTTGACTATGATGCTCATTATGGCCTTCCCATGCCATTGACGGCACTTGCCACACCGGGCGCAACCCTTGTGACGGCCACAATGAGGTCGTCTAGTCTGCTCAGGATTGCGCGGTCATTTCCAGTCGACTGTCCTGCGGGGATGATTTTCTCGGGACCTTGCTCTCCAACAAGGGCAATCTCTGGGCCGTTCAGTCCAACCCAGCCACCAGCCGCATGGGGTATGGCACCAGCGCGAGGGGCAGCGACGCGAGGGGCAACGGCTGGGGCATAGACACCACCCTGATTGACACCCTCATTGGCAGCGACGCCCTTGACCCATGTGATCGCCGCCTGGACCTTTTCGATTGCCCATGTGATGTCCCGAACAATCTTGTTGATCTCATCGGCCGCTACCGTAAAAGCCTTCGAGATACCCCCAATAGCTACGCTCATCACTTCCTGGATCTGCGGCATGTGATCTTCAATCCATTTCATCGCAGTCTGGAGATAGGGCATAATCTCTTTCATAAACTGTTCGGCAAGGGGCATAAGCGTCTTTCCAACCGCCTCCTGAAAGTTCCCAAAGGTCGTCTTGAATGATTCCCGCTGTCCTTCCAGCGTCTTTGACCATGCATCTCCTGACCCCTTGACCTTTTCCTGAATTGCATTGAGCGCCTCCATCCCCTTCAGCGGCTTGCCATCGGGACCGGCCTCGACGCCGAACAGCTTCAGGGTGCGGGTCATCCCGTTATAGGCGCCGTCGACAAGGGTTGTGGCGGCTTCGAGGCTGATGTTCTTATTACGCGCAACTTCCATCGACACATTGACCGCGTCCTGCCCTTCTTTCAGGCTTCCCGTTTTCAGAGTTAAACGCTGCAACGCTGCCCCAATTTCTGTATCATCAAACGACTTGGAGCCCTCCATGGCGTTAACCCAATCAACGGCCGATTGCTTATTGGCTTCCGTCATACCCTTGATGTTGCCAAGCGAGCTACGAAGCAGAACCTCAGCAGATTCTGATTCGGCGGCAGCGTTAATACAGGACTTGCCGAAGGCAACAACGGCGGCGACGGCGGCACCAGCGATGACGGCCTTGACCACCCCGCCAAACTTGGACGTAGCCCCCTGGACCCTACCCAGTGCCGATTCAGCGCCGGAACTATCGCCCTTGATTCTAAGTACGATTTCTTTCAGATCCATTACTTCACCGCCTTCGCCTTCAACCGTTTGATAGATTCATGCTGGAATGCCCGTGCCTGTTGCTTTTCTGCTTCGCCTGTAAGGATTGCCATGTCAAACAGATATTCCTCACTCGTTACGTTCAGAAAATCGTGGGGCCAGAATCCAAATCGCCGGTATCTTTCTCTGAGTTCGTTGCTGAGCCAAACTGGGACGGAAAGAGGTTCTTCTCGAAAAAAGGGGTTGCTATCCCAATGAGTGTGGCATAATCCTCGGGCGTAAAGTCTTCAAGCCTCAATCCCTCTGGGAAACAATGCTCAAACTCCTGAAGCATCATGCCGATAGCCTCGAGCGATTGCGTCTCGGGATCGATGTGTGCTATCCGTTCCTGCCACCGTGCTACAAGAATCCCACTCGGGGCCTTGCAATCGAACACAAGGCCCGATGGGAGTTCAACGTGCAGCGTATTTGCTTTCTTGTATTCGTCGACCGTCATGATCTTCTATGCAAGCGCGAGAGCTGCGGTTGTCTGATTCTGGACAATAGTCATGAGCGTGTCCACTGAGCGCATGGCGGTGAATGCCATAGTAACCGTAGCAAACCCTTCCACTTCGGGCAAGATGTCTGAGATTGCCGTGATCTTGCATTTTGGAAAGATGAAATGACAGTCAGCAGGGAGACCATCTGTCGCGCCTGGAACCGTAATGCCCGTGATATCGGTTGACTTGATACCGAAAGCAAAGTAAGGTGGGACTGCAGTCACCTTGAAATCCGTGGTTTGTACCAATGCCGGGGTTGTTCCTGAGACCGCAGGGGCCGTGTTGCCCGTAAGCAGGGCAAGGGACGCCGTATCAATCGTCATCGCTCCAACCGTAATAGCGATGCTCTCAGCCTTCGTTGAAATAGCGAAGATCGCGCCTTCGCCCTTACCAACTGCTGAGTTCCAGTTGATCTTTGCTTCAACCTTTGTTATCTCCGAAAGGTCCAACTGTGAACCGCCCGCAACCTTGAACGCTGCATCAGCAACGCGCGCGACGGCAATGTCTGCCAAAAGAGCCGTGATTGACATTAGAAGCCTCCATAAATGTCGAATGTAGACACGATGTGCGTGTCGCCTGCCTCTGGAATAGACCGATGGGAAACCTTGCTATGATATTTGTCCGCCACAACCTTAACGGCGGCCTTGATTGATACAATGTCCGTAGGCGACTTAGCCCATGAATCAACTTGGATGTTCCATGAGGCTAAATGATGGTCAATGCCCCGTTCTCCACTGACGGTCTCTTGCACCCCACAGAGGGGCTGTAGCGTGGTCACGGGAGGCCAGCCACGTGAGACACGGCTAGCGAAGACTGTAGCCTTCTTAAGCTCGATTATGACGGCGTCAACGAGGTCGGTCATAATTCTCCATATGCCTTCGCAGTAGATAACCATCAATCGTGCCCACTATATACGCCCCGAACCAGACAATCGCAAGTAAAGCAATCATATTGCCCAACGTCACCTCAAATATCATTTCACCTCGTTCATGTACTTGGCAATGAAGTCGGACATCAAGCGAAATCCAATCTCTGCGCCTCGCGTCATGAACAGCAGAGGCGAAATATACCGTGTGCCAAACTCTTGATATACCGCATAGTTGACATCTTCTGTCTGCCCTTCGCCTGTTCCAGCAGAGCCGCCAGCCGTCACCGTGACCGTCTTGTTTTCCTTATCGGGATGCGTAGAAATAGACGATCGCAAGTTGTTCGTGTCGATACGCGTCTCATTCAGCTTGGCTTCCCGCTCAATCCGCAGCCCCGTATCAACACAGCCCCTATAGACGGCATTGGGATATTCCTTTGCCATGTCTTTCAGTACCTTGTTCAGCTCATCCATCCCGTCAATCTGAATGCCAATCATGGGAGTTGAAGCGGCATATAGGGTTCAAGAATCTTCGCTACATCAGCGGGTATGCGTTTATCAATGAATGTGCCGGGCTGTGCGGTCGTGACAAGCAACAGTTGATATGCAACGAGCATGCGGGCCGCCTGTTCCAACGGTGCCGGTAACGCAGACCAGCCGGAAACATAGGTGATGATAATGCGTGGATCGGAACAGCGCGAGGTCAGCAATTCGATATGCCGTGGATATGGATAATAGTCGACCCACGGCGCAAGCCATGTGTCTGTTATGCCTGCGGTATCGGTCAGATCATTGCGATACTTGACCACCAATGCAGAAGAAATCAGTTCAGAAAGAGGAATCTCGATGTCCCCTGGCACTTGATACGACGCGGTGTGGGGTGAAATACTATATCCCAGCTCATTCTCTATCGTCCAGATTGCCGCATCCCACATACCCATAATGAGCGCGTCTCTGCTCACATCGTCTGCCCCAAGCTGGAGATACTGCTTCAAGAGGGTTAAGGATGTGATGACCGTGACCACATAGGCTTGCGTTGACGAGTCCTCTGCCAGGACGGTATACGTAACAGGACTAGTGAAATCGGCAGCAACACCCGAGAAAGGTCCAACCGCAGCCAAAGCGCTGAGGGTAATGGTGGGTACCAATGCCGTCACCGGAATGCCATAGGGAACCGTCAGCGCTACGGTATGCGTGACCTCGTTGACCACACCCGTTACTGTCGGGGTCAACCCTGCGAACTGGAATGAAGTTATGGCCTTCAATGCTGACGGCATGGTGTCTCCTTATGCCTTACGGTTGTACTTACGCAGTTGCTTGTCGTTCTTGCCCTCTTCGATATCTATCTGTTCTATGTAGCCTTTGGCAAGCGAGAGGGCGGCAACCTCAGGGTCATATTCAATAATATCCCCGGTCTTGTACCCTTCTGCGTTTGCTGGCATCTTGCTTGTTACTCTGTACTTTGCCATACTCACCTCAAATGGGGGCCGTTTCCGACCCCCGGAAATCAGTCAGTTACTATGCTGTGTTGTACTTCAGCGCGACCATTGAAAGGGGCTGAATCAGATTTCCATCGGTATAAACTTTTGCGGCA